TTTCTTGAGGGCTTTTTCGTACCCATCGGCAAGCTTTCGATAAGTAGAGGATTTGCGTTTGTGGGACTGTTCATTCTTTATACGTTTCAATAGACCTACATGGCTTATCTCTCTACCAGTTACAGTGGTGAGCCATGCCGCCACCTGCCTAGAGCTATACTGCTTCAAATACTTCTTAGCTTTTTCAAGCGCATCAAGCTCAATTGCTACAGGTTGAAGCCATCCATCGTCTTCGCTGTCAACAACATACCCAAATGGAATGGTGCGAGACAGTCTAGGTATCTTAACATATTCATTCGTTGACGTAGGCTGCGGTAGTACATAAGCACCTAAGCCGAAGTCAAAGGTGTCAACAGACTGAACATCTGACATTAGTCTTCCTCACGTTCCTTTGCAGGCAACACCATAACACCACCTGTGCTTTCAACCTGCACCTTCTCAGTTTTAACCAAACCAGCACGGTCAAGCAAGTCCTTAGCAGCTGACATCTTCTCTTTCAAGCCAAGCTCTGTAGGATCGTCAATGGCATTGATCATAGCCACTGCAGCCTTTGGTGCTGCCATAGCAATGTAAAGCTGTGTAGCTTCAATGATTTCTTCTTTGAGATAGTTGGTGAGGCTTCGTCGGCTATAGCCTTCAGAGAAACCTGCCATACGCATAGCTTGATTGATGTTGCCGCCTGCATCAGCAAACAACACCTCAAGGAAGCGCTTATGTTGTTCTGTTAGTTCTTTAGCCATATTAGTTATTCATTGGATCAAAGTATTCTTCAACACTCACTGTAGCGTCCATTGTTGATCCAGCCTCTGGTGTTACAACAATGTAGTCACCAGCGCTCAAGGCAAGATAGCTACCGTCAAGCTTCAAATAGCCGTAAGCAGAAACGGTGTAACCACCAACAATGTAGTATTGAGTGCCCAAGCTTTCGTCGTGCCATTGGATGGACACTGTCTTGTTACCGCTTGTAGTGTTTGCCACAAACAACAACTCCACCCTCGCCGTGTGATTGGCTGGGCAGGTGTATAGAGTGTTGGCTGCACCAGCTGTCAAGTTCTTACCAACACTGCGAAGTTTAGGTTCACCCTTCATTTCTTTTTAACCTTAGCTTCTGACAATGCAATGGCTATCGCCTGCTTAGGACTCTTCACCACCTTGCCGCCTTTGCCGCTGTGCAGGGAGCCTTCTTTGAACTCACCCATCACTTTAGCAACTTTCTTGGTTTGCTTCTTAGTTTGCTTTGTAACAGCACCGCCTTTAGCAAACGACTTTGTGATGGACAAGTTAAGCTTCTTCTCCATCTTACCATCCATCATAGGTTGCCTAGATGCTGAAACACCAAAGGTAGTGTCACCTTTAGTGTAAGAAGCGTCAACACCAGTAATCTTCTTTTGTTTAAAAGTCTTCTCACCATCGGGTGTATCAACTTTCACCTTTGATGCCATACCACTGACACCAGCAGAAACACGATCACCTGAGTCTAGTTCTTTAGACATACCAATGCGACCACCACCACCAGCGCCTTTAACACCATCAGTCTTGAAAGTGTTAGCGCCACCGGACATGCTAAACCTAGCACGGGTTTCTTCAAGTTCTTTCTGGTCCATCATTTACCTTTCTTAGCCATCTTCGCTGTCTTTGCAGCTTCTTTGAAGGCTTTATCGGTAGGAGCACCTTTGCTACCCACCTTACGCATCTTCTCACCAGAGCCTTCGGCAATGCGCTCACGCTTTGCAGCAATGTTGCTGTACAGGCCCGGCTTCATTTCTTCTTCACCTTTGTAGGCTTAGCTACACCGATCATGATAGCCACCATAGGCTTGCCCTTGCCTTCTTTGGCAAGGCACTTACCAGCTGCTTTGCATTTAGCAGGAGTGGGGCAGCCTTCGCAGGGCTTGAATGTTTTCTTTGTAGCCATATCATTTCCTTTTCTGTGCAGGTGGTACAGACGCACCACATCGAGCCATAACAACACCGCCTTTAGCGAGGTTGAGTTGCTTCTTAGCCTTGTCAACTTCTTCAGCACTAACCTTCTCACCAAGCTTCAACTGCTTCTTTGCAGCTTCAACTTTGCTGTCGGCTTTGTCTTCACGGCGTGTCAACCCACGTTCTTTGTTGAGGAAGTCACGCAAGCTAAGACCAGACTCTTCCAACTCTTTCTTGCTAACAACACGTGCCTTTGGTTTGGCAATGCGCTTGGTGGCATCGTCCTCTGCAGCTACAGCACGTGGCTCCATCTTTGAGTCAACAAAGGCTAGAGCACGTTTACGTGTGTCGTCGTCAATGTTTGGGTTTGCCATGATTACTTCTTAGCCTTCTTAGCGACAGAGCCACCCTTAGCCATGTTGGTGGCTGTACGGCTACCACGCTTTGGCAACTCTTTAGCAACAGCACCGCCTTTAGCCATGCGTACACCAGCGCCTTTAGCGGCCTTCTCTTCCAGCATGTTAGCTTCGTCGAGATATTGATTGCGAACAGGTTGTGGCAAAGATTTGTCTTTAGCCATCTCACGCAGCTTAGCCACTTTAGCAGCATCTTTATTTGGGGCAGTAGTAGCCATGATAGTCTTTCTTTAAAAACGAGGCTGTGCCTCAAACACCGCTGTTGGTCTTGTCTACACAACGAAACCCTACAGCTTCAACAGGCTTGTCTTTCAACAAAGCCAACAACTCTTGTACCTTCACCACCGCTGTAGCTTCACAGCTTTGCTGGTCTTTGTACATCACATAGTGCTCATACTCCAACACCATACACGCTTGTGCTATGCAGATGAGGAACTGAGCAACGTACATATGTTATAGCATCTTTACAACTTGTTCACCACTTTACTTTATCAGCCCAATAAGCAGCTGACATCTTACCCTTTGCAATGTTCTTGGCATGACGGGCTTTGAAGGCTTCATTACGAGCACTACCGTCTGGACTGCCTTGAACACCCTTCTGTCCAAACCTAATGAGCTTCACCGCATCACCGTCCTTAGCCAACACAGCATGACTCTTTGTCGGATGATCGGGTGTTGCTTTAGGCTTGTTGTAGCCACTGAACTCTTCACTGCCTCTTTTGATTGCCATATCAATATCTCCAGCTATTGCGCCTATCGCGCCACCCGTTAGCTCTCATCGCTTCTTCTACATTGTCTAACGGGAAATAAAAGCCTGTTTGCTTCTCAACAGAGGCTCTAACATAAAACACATCTGAATGGGGAACATAGACGTTGTCTAAGCTGCCTCTGTGTAGGGCTATATAGATCTTTGCCGCATAAGAGTATGGAGGGCTGTTTAGAAGCCCTTTAGCTTCTACTTGATCTCTAGTGAGCAACAGATGTTTTTGATCTAACAAAAAGTCTATCACTGATGGTTTGTGTTGTTTCATTGCTATGCACTATATAGGCTAGTTCAGACTGTCTACTGTAGCGACATTGACTAGCTGAACTGTAGTATATCGCTAAAGCGCTAACAAAACAAACATAAGAAACAAATTGTTTGTCTACAAAGACAATGTCTTCACAGTCGATTTTGCTATGTAGCTCTATAGAGCGCTATAGACTATATAGGGTATGTAGGTATCTATCTATGTGGATTAAACAGATTTCTACATAGACTATATAGAAGCATCAGCACCCCTGCACCCCAATGTTATACCAAGCTGTAAAATCTTGTCAAGCGATATATTTCATTGTGTTGTTTCGGTGCAACAAATGAGTGATGTCTTCACAGTCGATTTTCTGTAGCGGCATAGGCTGCTAAAGCTGGAACGCTTTAATGGTCCTGTAGGGGGCTATAGGGTGGTGGAGCTACCTAGCCCTTGGTTGGAGATGGTAACGCGCTGTAGGGGCTGTATAGGGCTTGTGTGGGGGCAATGGTGTGTGGGAGGTGGTGTAGACTGTGTTGTGGTTAACAGGGTAAAATAGCCCTTCTGTGGGCTTCAGAGTATACAACTAGCGCCCTACGGGTGGGTGGCCCACGCCCGCCCCAGCCTAGGCGCAGCCGCGCAGCCGCATACATAGGTATACATCGCAGCGCAGGATGTACGGCGCAGGCTGGCGCAATTTAACTCGCATGCATAGATCTTCAATGAATTCAAAGACTTAGGCGCGTGAGACAACTGATCAAATATCGGTGATTCGGTGTTTAATCGTAAGCATACTTATCGTTTTTACTGACCAGCGAGTCAGTAACGAAGGGCGGTATACTGTACAGCTATCCAGTACTATATCCCCCTTGACAGCTTTCCCGCTCATCACACCTATGCATAATGCATGCACGTATGAGAAAGACCCTTCGCCGATTGTGGTCTAAAAACCCCACATTTGACAAGGTCTTTCAAGGTCTGTACAATTCAACCCATCGACGGCGATTCCCGCTGTCACTTACCAAAGGTAAACACCATGTTCAAGTCTAAAAATCTGTTGTCTGTGTCAAGCGATGCCAAAACCGTGAAGGGTGAAACCCTTGGTTTTATGACAGGCATTCTCTACCTTGCACCATTCAAGTCCACGAAGTGGAATACATGCAGCATATGGTTTTTCGAAGAGCGCAACACTTTCATGCAGCAATTGGCAAAGAACATTCGTTCTTTAATTGTCAAGGCAAAGAACGCTGCTCAGACCCTTTTGATCCGCTTGAATGGTACGTCAGACATTCGTTGGGAAACCGTAGGTTTTACTGATGTTGACGGTACAGTTTACGCTAACATCTTCGATGCTTTCCCTGACGTTCAATTCTACGACTACACGAAGGATGCAAATCGCAAAGGTTTACCTTTGAATTACGATCTGACATTCTCGTACAGTGGTGTTGTTGGCTTTCAGCCATTCGTCAACATCGCCATTGCAAACGGCATGCGACTCGCTGTTGTTTTCCGTGACGTTGCATCGATTCCCGCCATGTTCAAGGGCATGGACGTTGTAGGTGGTGACGACAGTGATGTGCGACACATCGACCCCAAAGGTGTTGTTGTTGCACTGTATGCCAAAGGCAAAGCAAAGCGTGACATGACAGGCTTTGTCGTCGACACACCTAAGCCTGTGTTCATGTTGCAGCAAGCATGAGACAATGCTTCCCCTTCGGGGGAGGCTTTGCAAAGTCCCTACACTTGACAGGGGTTTTGCAAAGTCTGCATAATTGAAAGCATCGATGCATCGGCATCACAAAATTGTTCTTTAAAAACCTGACGTGGTGTCGGTGACATGTGACAGATGTTGCTATGGACCAGCGTGATTGTAAGCACGTAACATCTTACACTGCTCATAGCACATGAGGATGATAATGTGCATAGGGACTACGTCATGGCATCGGGGTCGGTGCAGATAATGACGTGGCTTTCATAAGCTTTGTGGCACAGGGCTACAGAGTTTATATCAAGCCTTCCTGAAAGGAAACAAATGTACACAACAAGACGAAGCGGTTTCGACCGTGAAGATGCACGTTTGCATTATGCTCAGTTGCAAACCCGCAAAGCAAAGCTTCAACATCACTTGACCGTCTTACATGAATCAAGATGCGAAGCATTTGACATGGGCAATTGGGATGATGTCGAACGTATCCAATTGGGTATCGATGACACAGTCGCTGAACTTCAAAAGCTTTCCTGAAAGGATACACAATGAAAGTATTTGTATACTTTAATCTGCATCGCAAATGCTTTAGCATCAAAGCGCTTGAGGGTGCTAACAAAGGTCGTGTCGTGGCACATCGTGACAGTGTGTTGTTGTTCGATGGTACATTCAAGGTGTCTGAAGCAGGTCGCCAACGTGTTCTGAAAGAACAACGCAAGAACGTTCATGCTGGTGTTGTTGGGCAATGGGACGAGACAGGCACAGACCTGATCACCATTGACCGTGTCACCACCATCGGCACAGCCATCACCTACAACCCATACAAGTACGACAGCTTCGTCCACTTGTACGGTGAGCATCCGATCAAGACAGGTCGTCTTGTGGCACTGACTGTAAACGAGAACAAACGTTCTCATATCAACGTCTGGAATTGACAGTGCTTTGTAACGCTATTGTATCACCAGTAGCGTTACTGACTCGCTGTTGAGTCGTCCTGAAAGGAAACATTATGAAGTACATCATTGTCGCAGGAAACCCCATCGATGGTTTCTGTTTTTACGGTGTTTATGACAGTAGTAAAGAAGCAATCGCTGATGGTAAAGGGTATAAGTATTTACCACGTGACTGGTGGGTTGCCTCGGTTGAGCCACTTGATTCCTGAAAGGAAACATCATGCGTTTAATCACCAAGAAAAGCGGCATCGAAATCTGGGCACAGTTTGACCAGACAGCACAGGTATATGAACTGTTCTTCGACAACGAAGGGCAGACATACACAGGCTGGGCTGTTGATTCTATCAAGGATGCACAGGCTGCATCGGTTTACATTATCCAAGAGCAACTATCCTGAAAGGAACTATCATGGGCTTAGACATGTATGCATTCACAGTGTCAGCAAAGGATGCTGGCGACAACGTAGTTGACCTGAAACGCTACGATGAAAACGATGTTCATCCATTGTTTGAATCAACAGAGCTGTTCTATTGGCGTAAGTTCAATGCTTTGCATGGTTGGATGGAAGATCTCTACCGCCTCAAAGGTGGCACTGCTGTGTCGTTCAATTGCAACACCGTTCGCCTTGATGCGAAAGATCTTGACCGATTGGAGATGGACACAGGCAACAACAAGCTTGTACCCATCAATGGTTTCTTCTTCGGTGAGCAAACCATCTACCCCGAAGACCTCGAAAGCGTTGCCGACTTTGTTGCTAAAGCAAGACAGGCACTTGCTGATGGACAGGCTGTGTACTACGATAGTTGGTGGTGATCGCCTTTGGCTCACGTAGCTAACGCTACAGCACCCCGTAACAGCCTTCACTGAGGGTTGTTACTGATGCGCTGTTGCATCTATTCCGTAGGAAAACAAATGAAAATTGCAGACTTCATCGCCCAAAGCAAGGGCAAGTTCATCACTGTGTCGTTCATCAAGAAAGATGGTACAGCCCGTACACTGAATGGTCGTATCGGTGTGACCAAGCACTTGAAAGGTGGCACATCCACTATCAACCACTCCAAATATCTGGTGTTGTTTGATATGCACACTGCAGGCTATCGCTGCGTCAACAAAGACACCATCGTGTCAGTGACCTGCGAAGGCTTGACCATCAACAACAACTTACTTATGTAACATTGCCCCACTGATTGTGGTATAACTTACACACTTTATAGGAGTGTGTGAGATGAAAAAATGCAACAGTTGTGGTGAGGTTAAAGCTTTCGAGTTGTTTTCAAAAAACAAAACAACAAAGGATGGTCATGGTTATGAATGCAAACAATGTGCATCTGCACGTATTAAAGCATCTCGTCTAGCTAACCCTGAGAAGTTTAAGGAAGCAGGAAAAAGATGGAGAGAAACTAATCCGAACTATGTAAGTCAGTGGAAAGCACGTAACAAAAAGAAGACAAAGGTTATCAAGCGAAAAGAATACCTCAAGTCTACTTACGGAATTTCATTGGAACAATACGAAGACATGCGTGTTGCTCAGCAATACAGATGTTACGTTTGTAATAAGCATGAGGATGAGATACCCAATCCCGGCCCGACAGCTTTGAATGTAGACCATTGCCACGACACTGGTGTGATTCGTAAACTGTTGTGTATGTCATGCAACATCGCACTCGGTAAAGTAAATGATGACGTTGAAATCCTTCAGCGTTGCATTGATTATATAAAGGAACACAAATGACTGAGAAAGTTTTTACTATCATCTGTTACTCAGACCCATCACACTCGTGGGGAAAGGTACGCCGTGACGTGTTGGTCAACCTCGGCATTGCCGACAAGATCAGCCGCTACAGCTACCAACGTGGCGACTATGCCTACTTGGAAGAAGACTGTGACCTCACCACCCTATGCATGGCACTGAACGAACGAGACACACGAGTCAAGTTTGTTGAGAAGCGTAGCAATCGTGACAGTCGTATTCGTGGCTATGAAAGATACAGCTATGGCTTCTGATGTATGGCCTTTCCCACCGTTCCCTAACCCACTCGACAGTGGACATAAGCGTCCACCGTTCAACCCCAACAATCATGAGGATGCACCGCTATGAACACCATCAACATCACCATTCAGGGCGATGACCCTGAGACAATCACTCTGTCGCTTGACGAAGTGCAAGTGTGTAACCTGTACACCAATAACAAGGCACAGGTTATCCGCATCGCTGAACTTGAGAAGAAACTGAAGAACACTGAAGACTCTCTGAAGTATGCAACAGATGCCCGTGAAGAGTACAAGAGAGAACTTGACCATGCCAATGTGTTGCTAACCTCACTTGGTGTGCAAGAGAAAGACAACCACGAGACAGACTACTATCGTAAGGTGTTGCCTGTATCTATTCGTATTGCTTTGTACATTGCAAAGGTGACAGCATGAAAAAGAAAAAGCTTTTAATATCTGATGTGTTGCACTATGCTGCTGATCATTGCCTAGGTAGCAAAGGCTCAACTGAACCCCGCAAGAACAAGTTCAGTTGTTCCGCTGTCATTGATGCCTATTTCATACACAATGGGGCTGTTGATAAAGAGTTCCTTTTAGATGATGTTCTTACTGGTCTAGTAAACATGGGCTGTGATAGGAACTCACCAACGCTGTTCAGAAAACATGGCGACCCTGTTTTCTTTACCGAAACTGTTGAGTCTGTACAAGGCATGCGTTACATGTGGCTCAAGTGGGCAGCATTGATGGCAGAGGAACAGGGAGTGTGACATGAGCATAGCCCGACACATCCCCATCACCGTCTTCCTTGGTGCTCTGCTGCTCAGCACAGCCTCTTGTGAGCATCAACCAGTGCCATCCCCTGCTGTGGCTTCAGAGTGGTGCTGCATGATGAAGAACATCTATCACGAGGCACGTGGTGAGGGTGTGGCTGGCATGCAAGCTGTTGCTGCTGTCACACTGAACAGGGCAGCACAGACCAACACCACCATCTGTGACGTGGTGTATGCTCGTAAGCAATTCAGCTGGACCAACACAACGAAGGGGCGTAACAAACCCATCACAGGTGACACCGCTGTGGTGTATGCTGTAGCAGCACAGGCTATGACAGGTGCTATGCAGGACATTACAGGTGGTGCAACCCACTACCATACGAAGGCAGTGAAACCAGCATGGCGCAAGCAGCTGAAGACATTGCTGACAATCAACAACCACATTTTCTATAGGAAAGACTAACATGAACGACACAACTTTGCATGAAACGTCAATGGCTTCTGAGAAGCCGACACGTAGCCGAGGCCGTCCCTCATTCGCTGAGAAAGCTGAACCAACCCTGCGTGATACGTTCTCGCTGGAGATAATTAAGGGTGTGCTTGCCAGTGGCGTGTCTGTTGATGACCCGTTGGCACTGAGCCGCTATGCATACAAGATTGCTGATGCATTGGTGAAGGTGCGTGATGAATAATTCTGTACCATACACAATAGGTAGGCTTCATGGGTTTCGTAAGCAGCCAGCGTCACGTATATTCATGAACGACACAAGCTGGGAAGCACAGCAATACAGACAAGGCTATATCGATGGTGGTGTGGCGCTACAAAACGATATAGACCGTGAAAAAACGTTAGGAAAACAAACATGTTGAGTGAAATTGATCTTAAAGATTGGCAGCAACTACCAATCCGTGAACTATATAAAGCACGTCCACGTAGCTATGTAATGGTTCCTTCAATGGACAATGAAGTTATCTTCATGGATCATATAGATGGAATGTATTCTTATTGTCTAAGTATGACAAACGAAGTAGTACATCTCGCAGCATGGACTGAAGTGATACCGCTTGTGAAGAAAGCAAAGCCTGACTAAACTGTAGGGTTTTCTGGATGGTTTATTTGACAAGCCATCTGGAAAGCCTTTACACTGAAGGCCCAACTCGGCAATCATGCCAAACCCCAGCCGCAAGGCAAACCTTGCGTTCAGCACTACCAAGTCTGACCGTTTGACAGACCGTTACGTATCCCTCAACACAAGCGATGTGCTGCCCATCATGGCAGACTATGGCTACCTCCCAACACAGGCTGCACAGAAACGTAGCCGCACTGCCAACTCTGAACATGCTGCTCACATGCTGGCATTCAGCCGCACCACTGACATCGTAGAAGCTGGTGACATCCGTCCTGAAATCATCATGTACAACAGTCACGATGGCACAGGCTCGGTGAAGCTGTTTGCTGGTGCATTCCGTTTCATCTGCAGCAACGGCATCGTGGCAGGTGATGGCTTCCAGTCTCGCATCTACCACAGCAAAGCATTGAACGGCTTTGAAGAGATGCTACGTAACACAGTGGCGACATTGCCTGAGTTGATGGGCCGCATTGACAGGATGCGTGGTGTGTCGTTGTCCACTGGTGATGTACATGACATGGCTATTGCTGGTGTTGCTACCCGTTGGGCAGACTACACAGGGCAAGAGCGTGGTGCTTATGCTGTGGCACAGACGGTCAAGGACGTGATGAATGTACGCCGTAACGGTGACGAAGGCTACGATGCTTGGACTGTGTTCAACCGTATCCAAGAAGGTGTGATTCGTGGCAATGCAATGATTCGCTCCATCACTGAGACACATCCCGAAGGTGTGATGCGTAAGGCTCGACCAGTGTCTTCCATCAAGGAAGCTGTGCGTATCAACACAGAACTGTGGAACATTGCTGACCAGTTTGTTGCAGCGTAAACGCTGATGGCCTTAACCGCTATGGGGTTCTTCAGTTAGACAATCGGTGACAGCACGGAGAGACGTGCATCAACACAACAACACAAGGAAGTGCATGCAAAACAACAACGCTATCGGTATGTTCATGGGTTTGTTTATTGGTGATGCACTCGGCGCACCATTGGAATTCACAGAGCCTAACACTGGCAACCCACTCAAGGACATGGTCGGTGGTGGTGTGCATGAGACAAGCCCCGGTGAGTGGACAGACGATGGTGCTATGGCAATGGCTATCGCTGATGCATACATCTCATACAAACGCTTTGCACCCGGTGCTATTGCACAGAATTTCAAGCAATGGAGAAACAGTGGAACATTCGGCACTCGATCTTATTGTTTTGATATTGGAACTACTACTGCTCAAGCGCTGAGTGCTTCATCTAACAAGCGTCCCTTCGGTGGCTGTTGTTCGTTCATGACAGATGGTAACGGTGGCATCATGCGACTGGCTCCACACATCCTGTTCAACCACAACAACAAGACGATGGCGATTGCTGACAGCGTAGCTGGTGGCTTACTCACTCATGGTACTGGTAACTGCGTAGCCTACAGCGCTGCACTGGCTGCTGAGTTGTTCGATGGTGTCACCGTTGGTGATCAAGACCTGTTTGACAAAGGCATCAAGGAAGAGAGCGGTACAGTGATGGGTTGCTATGCATCGGCATGGCAGTCTGTCTGTGCAACAAAGTCCTTTGAAGACGCTGTTGTCCATGCCATCAACAAGGGTGGTGACGCTGACACTGTCGGTGCTGTGACAGGTATGATTGCTGGTCGTATCTATGGGTACGATGCCATCCCTCAACGCTGGCTTGATAAGTTGGTGCAGCATGACGAGTTGCTTGCTGTTGCACAAAAGCTTTATGCTATGGGGAACACATGACGATTAGACAAAGCAAAGATGGCACAGCCATCGTCGACACCGAATACTATTGGCAACCGATGGATACATGCCCAAGGTCTGCGAAGGTGCAGCTACTCAGTGTGCATGGTGTTGCTGTGTATGGTGAGTATCACGGCAAGGAAACATTCTGGGTGGGGTGGGCACCTCTGCCTAAGAAACGAAAGGAAAATGATGCAAGCTAAACAAATCCCTCAACGAACAACACCATCTAAACCGATGACCAAGGAACAGTTCATGATTGAATATGTTCTTCGTCGTGCTTCTGGTATGACTGAAGGTGGCTTCAGCGGTGATGGTGCTGCTGAAACTGCAGCGAGAGCATGGACAATCATTCAGCGTGAGAAGAACAAATCATGACCAATAATGTAATACCGTTCAAAAGACCCATCCCGAAGTGCAGTTTCTGTAGCACACCCGAGACAGACGCTAAGCACTTCTTCTCAAGCGGTACAGGCAAGCACATCTGTGGTGTCTGTGTTGCTCATTGTAAACAACGTATGCAATCTGTACAGAATGAGGAACAGAAATGAAGACAACTATTGAGATGGCCCGTGAAGCCGCTGGTGATGACTGGGGATTGTTTCAGGAGTACATGCCTGAGATACACAGACTGGCAGAGCTTGTCCGTGCTGATGAGAGAGCAAGGATGGCAGAGCAGCCAGCCCTCAACAAGAAGGCAGAGAACGCAAAAGAAATTGGCCTGACCTATGAGCCACCAACATACACATTCAAGCAGTCATCGGAATCACCGATCACCCTGCTTGCAATAAAGCCCAACTACAACATGACATTTCACCGTGATGGCAAACAAATTGGTGTGCTGGACTTCAACGGGCCAGAGATGACGTTCGTTGGCGATGCAGACGAGAGCGCCAAGGTGTTCTTTGACTTCATTGCCGGATGGTTCAAGGCACGGCTGGATCAGGAGAGGGCTGACGAGCGTGAGGCGTGTGCAAAATTGGTTGAGCCAGACGAGGAACATCGGCGCGATGCAAGCTGGGGTTATCTCGGCGGCACTGAAGGCATTGAATTGCTTGATGGAATGGCCGCCGCCATCCGAGCAAGGAGCAACACATGAAGACCGACAAAAAGAATACACGATTGACTTTGACACCAGCGGTGGCTCGTCAGTCCTTGGGCGTCTTGTCAGACTGTTCATGTTCCCGATTGTTTGGGTGCTGACTGGAAAGGCAAAGCTATGAAACTAGCACGTTACATGCAACACGTTGACCGCAACGGTGTAGTCTCTTACAAGTATGCACCACCATCTGATGCTGTTGAAGCTGGTGTTGTCAAGCGCAAGGCATTGGGCACCAGTCTTGTCGATGCCATCAACTATTGCAACGAACAGAACGATGTGCTTGATGAGTGGCGCAAGGAACATCGCTACTTGAAACACCTCACCACCAAGAGCACAGTGTTGGATCTGGTCAAGAGTTACATCAACTCCATCGACTACAGCAAGCTGTCACCCAAGAGCAAGGAAGACTATGTCTACTACCTCAAGCGCTGGGCAGGTGACAAAGCAACACACACTACGCTGTACGCCAGCAGGCTGCAAGACCTGACAACACCATCTATGCAGCGCATCTATGACCTGCATGCTGCACACAGCATTAGCTTGGCTAGTCATGTGCTGGCTGTCTATCGTTTGTTGTTTAGCTATGCCATCCGTAATGGCTTCACCACCTTCAATCCCTTCACTGCTGTGAAGAAACAAACAAGCAAGCCAAGGCGTGTGACGTGGGAGCGTGAACACATCAAAGCTTTCATGTCTGTGGCGTTCAGCAAGTTTGAGACACGCAGCTTAGCACTGTTGATTTATACAGCCTATTGTGCAGCACAGCGCTTGGGCGACATGCGTCTGCTGACATGGGACAGCTATGATGTTGAGACAGGTACGTTGTCGTTGACACAGAGCAAGCGAAGAGCAAGGGTGTCTATCCCGCTGCCCAAAGACCTGCAACAAATGCTGAAGCAACAGCGTGATGAGTTGGGCTGGCAGAAGTATGTATTCCCTACGACACGCACTGTTGCTGGTGTGCTACAGCCGTACAGTTTGCAAGGACTAGCCAAGGCTGGCAGGGCTATAATGGAACAGGCTCAACTGCCTGATGAGCTACAGCTAATGGATCTGCGCCGCACTGCAGTGACAGAGATGGTGATGGCTGGTGTAGCAACCACTAACATCATGTCATTGACAGGTCATGCAACACCATCAAGTCTGACACCGTACATCAGACACACACTCAAGTCTGCTGCAGTTGCACAGGACATGAGAGACTTACAACCAATGTTTTAAGGAAAGATATGAGCAGCGTAAAACTTATCTGGGCAACACCAGACGCAGACAAACACATCGGCTATTGCGCCCGTGTCAGCAATCCCGGCAACCAAGACAACCCCAACGTGGCAGGGCTGCTGAAGTATTGTGCAAAGAACCATCACTGGTCTGTGTTTGAGATGGCTAGTGCCTGCATCGAAATCACTACGACCCGTGACATTGCACGACAAATCCTGCGACACAGAAGCTTCAGCTTCCAAGAATTCTCTCAACGTTATGCTGACGCTACACAACTCGGTGACTTCGCTATTCGTGAATGCCGATTGCAAGACGATAAGAATCGTCAGAACTCTTTAGAGACAGACGACTTCGACCTCACAGTGTGGTGGACAGCAGTGCAGGCTAGGATGATTGGTGAGGCTGAGTATTTGTACGGTGAAGCATTGCATCGTGGCATCGCCAAAGAACAAGCCCGTGCTCTCCTACCTGAAGGGTTGACACCATCTAAGCTGTACGTCAACGGCACTATGCGTAGCTGGATTACGTTCTTGCAAGCACGACTTGATCCATCTACACAGAAGGAACATCGTGAGGTTGCACAGAATGTATTGACTGTGTTGCGAGGTGTTGCACCTGTAACTGTGTCTGCTTTCTTTGGAGAATGACTATGTCAACACTGCGATGCCCTGCATGTATGAGTGAACAAGTAACGCTTGAGTACCACCAAATGGTTATGGCAAACACTTGGGACCATTACTGTCACAGTATGAAACCACAGGACAACGACTCACCATCTCGCTGCCTTGACTGCGAATGGACCGGACGACACGATCAACTACACGGATACGGAGAACAGCAATGACCTGCACCTGCCATCCATCAAGCCCGTTCCTGTGGGCACAACATCCACGTCCTTCCATCTTCGTTGACGACCCAACCTTCAAAGCTAAGCAGTCTACTAAGACAGGCTCACAGCTGGCAACAGAGGTGGTGGAACGTAAGCGTAAGGACAACGTCAACTATGGCACCATCTATGGCAGCGCACGTGAACGTGAGGATGCCATTGTTCGTAGCAAACTGATGCACATATACAGCAAGGCAGGTGTGAAATGAAAGTGTTTATTGGACCCTACCCAGATGCTGGCACTCCTCGACAGGAAGATGTATTCTTGGACAAGTGGGATAGCTGGAATGCTGACCACACCATAGCCCTCATTGCTGCACCGCTGCTGCAACAACTGAAGCTGACCAAGCAAGGCTCAGGTATGGTGGATGATGAGGACGTACCTGAAGAGTTGCGTAGCACGTCAGCACCACCAAAGGAAAACGAATGGGACATTGATGCCAACCTACATAAGCGTTGGGATTGGGTGCTGGACGAGATGATCTGGGCTATGAAGGAACACGCCGATGGCACAGGCGATGACAAGTTCTTTGATCACAGCGAAGTGAATGAAGAGGTTGACTTGTCTGAGCAGTGGTCACAGATCAAGTGTGACAGAGAAGGCTTGGAAGCTTATGAAGCACGTAAGCAACGAGGCTTTGAGTTGTTCGGTAAATACTTTCAGAATTTGTGGGACTAACAATGAACATTGAACAGACCATCGTCGCCCTCACAGGTATAGGCTACCTCATCGTCGGCGTTCTTCAATGGAGCAAAGGCGAACTGAGCAACGGTATGATCTGGACAGGCTATGCGTTTGCTCAAGTTGGTTTGTGGCTTAACATTAAATAACTATGGCATTCATTCGCACACACATAAGCTGTGAACATTGCGGTAGTAGTGATGGTGCATCGCTCAACGACGACCACTCCACCTACTGCTTCGTGTGTAGCACACACACACCCTCTTCCGAAAACATCACCATCATCAAGGAAACAAAAGTGATTGAACCAATTGCAGACATGAGCTTTGTCAAAGCTTTCAACAACGGCAACTCTGTCTCAGTGAGTGAGCGC